GTAAATTGTTCAGCTTGTTCCGGTAATTTCCACGAACTTCTTGAAATTTCGTTAAAAAGATCAATTTCAAATTGAGGAATCCCCAATTTTAATAAAATCTTTTTCTGAATTTCAAGAGGAAAAGTGTCAGTTGCAGAACTTAGATCGATTGATTCGATTACGACTTCAGGATTTTGTTTCCAAAATTCTTGTAGTTTCGTAGCCGCATCCTCTTGATTGTGAGTAAAGTCTCTTGAGAATCTCTTGAGAGCCCCGTAAAGGGTATTCCCCATTCTTGAGCTTAAAAGCTGAAAAACAGGTAATGGATTACTTACACTTCGGAGTTTCGCTCCTGGTTCTTGTATGAAACCAATATTTCCAACGATTGGATCAAAATCCTCATCATTGGAACCTCGCATTGTTGCAATATGTTTAAGAATTCTAAGATTCTCATCTTTTGATTTCCAAATTTCTTGTTTCAATGCGGATAAGTGTTTATAAGGAGAGTGCCTGAAATCACCGTTTGTCAGAAGATATTCTGCCAAAGGATGGTCAAGAGAAGTTTTTAATGCTTCAATTCCATTTTTCATGGTAACATACACCTTATTATATTCACCGTTTTCATACGTCCACTTAAAAGTGGGTGAACGCACTTCTCGTTCGGTCCATCGTTCGATGTTATCGTACCGAGATTTGTCATAAGCTTTCGTCAACATATTCGATAGTTTATACTCATCCATTGCATTAAGAATGAATGATTCAACTTTCTCATAAGCTGATCTGTCTGGTTCTGGTGAATTAACACCACTATAGAATTTCTTCCACTGTGTAAGGGAAACTTCTTTTAAAGTTGTTTCTGTATATACCATCAAAGCTGAAATAGCTTTTTGTGGTTTCTTACCTAATTCCGAGAAAATGCATTTGAATGGCCCTTTCGGGTAACCATTTCCACACGCTAACCAGCTACTTATATCCGTAAACGGATTTTCGTACCCAGCTAACTTATGAATATAAGCTACCTTCAGGTCCTTTAACCTTGTTATCGTCCAATCGAGACCATTATTATGTTTCCATTTGTTAACGGTATCAATTATAGATAGTGCCTGTTGTTGAGTCAAACCAACTGACCTTAAACGTTTACATGCGATGTCTTTATGGACAAAGAAATTCTTTTCCATGATGATGCTCCTTGTAATGAATTACTTGGATGTTTCAACACATCCCTCAGCAAAAGCTAAGGCAGTC